AGTAAAGCATGGAGAAAACATCATTGAAGTCGAGCGTACATTTGATGGCATAAAGCAATATCTCCATGATAACTACATAGAGGGCATTGTATTTTGGCTAGATAATGAACCTAGATGTAAGATTAAGCGTACAGACTTTGGTTTTGAATGGAACGGAAAGGAGCGTAAATAATGGCTAAATTTCCAACGATACAAGAAATGACGATGGAAGTTGTTGATAGAGCGAAAAAAGAGTTAGAAGTGAATGAACTTCCACTTGAAGAATTTATTGTACGTGTTGACAGAGTGCTTTTTTCGGTAAATGAAATGTATAGTAAAACAGAAAGTCCGATAATGAAAAAGTTTTGCAAAGATATACTATACGAACTTAATTATAACGAGGTAGATAAGTAATATGAATAATCCAAAAATCAGAATTGAGAGCGATGGGAAAAAGACGGAAGTATATATAAACGGTAAAGAGGTAAAAAGAGCAACAATGGTTGATTTTCATTTTAACCACGATGTTGACAAGGAACGACAAGACATGGTAACGTGCGAATTAACTCAATATGTTTTGGATAGTGACAAAAAAATATTAGTCAAAGACAATGAATTTGTTAGAAAAACAATAAATATTTTATAACATCTAAGGCATACGCATGATGGAGCGTATGTATCAATGCAAAATGGAGCATTACTTTTTAATTTTGAAAGGTGGTGTTCCATTTTTCTATGTCAGAATCAGAAAATCAATACAAACACGCCATACAAACTTTAAGAGACGCTATCAAGAAAGACGGCGTTGACCTTGACAAACTGCGAGGACTGTTAGATATGTGCATAGGACTTCTGAATGAGAATTATGCAGAACGTGATTTTTGTTTCAAATGGACTACATACATCAAACAGGCAGCACAGGCACTTCATATTCAGACGCAGAATGAGGACTACGGTAATTTATACTGGGAAACGATGCTTTTTGAAGCACCATATCTGTTTGAAAGTTTTATCTTCTACATGGAGAAAAACAGAAAGCCGGAAAAGAAATTCTATGAGCCTAGACGGAAAACATTGAAAGTTGTTGTTGATGATTTACAGAGACTTGACGATAGCAAGGAAAAGTTTTACGGTTTATCAATGCCGAGCCGTGTAGGAAAAAGCACTATATGTATTTTCTTCCTTGCGTGGGTAGCAATGAAAAGACCAAACAGCCATTCGGCAATGGGCGGTCACTCTGGAATATTGGCAAAAGGCTTTTGGAAAGAACTGATGAACTTAATCACTACTCCGGAGTACACCTTTAAGGAAATATTTGATTATGTTCACCCAGAATACGCAAACAAGCCATTCCCAACAGATAAAAGTGCCGATGAGTGTACAATAACGCTTGGTGACCCGGATAGATTTGCAACGATTACTTGCCGTGGTATAGATGGAACATGGACTGGTGCAATTGACGTATCGGCTGACGGATATTTGTATGTGGATGACCTTGTGAGGGATAGGGAACATTCTTTAAGCCCTACACGAATGGAAAATACATATCAAGAGTACCTAAACAAAATGGTAGACCGTAAAAATGATGGTGCAAAAGAACTTATGGTTGGTACGTTGTGGAACGTATTAGACCCATTGGAAAGAATTAGAAAGTTGTACGAAGCAGTTGCGGAATATTTTTTCAGAAAGATACCGGCACTAAACGAAAATGATGAAAGTAACTTTGATTATGACATAAACGGCTTTTCTACGGAATACTACCACGAAATGAGAGAGAAACTTGACAACGCTGAATGGATGGCTAAATTTATGCAACAGCCGTATGTACGTGAGGGATTGTTATTTACTGATTTGCAGTATTTCAACGGCATATTGCCGGATGGAGATTTCAGAATAGTTTCGGCTGTAGATGTTGCGTGGGGCGGTGGAGATAGTCTTTCCATGCCGATATGTGCAGAGTACGAGAGTGGAGATGTATATGTGTTTGCGTGGGTTCATAACAAAGGTGCGAAAGAAGAAACACTCCCACTTGTGACCGGAAGAATTATAGAGAATGAAATACGACATATACGGTTCGAGGGAAACACAGGCGGTGATTTGTATTGCCAGTATGTAGATGAGTTATTACAGAAAGCCGGATGGAAATGTAGCTGCACAAGTCGTAAAGCACCTAACAAGATAGACAAAATGTCAAAAATCATAGCGTACTCCGGTGACATAAAGAGAAAATTTCACTTTCTTACATCAAGGATGCCAACAAAAGAGGAAAGAGAAAAAGATGAGGAACTTGGTATTACTAGGTTTGTACGTGACAAGGAATATCAAAATGCAATGAATGAGGTAGAAAGTTTTGTAACGATAGGAAAGAACGAACATGAGGACGCAGTTGACGGTTTAACACAGGTGGAAATGTTTATTGAAAACCCATCATCCGGAACAACAGTTGAAATTAAATCAAGGCTATTTTAGAGGAGTGATTCATAATGACTACAAAACAATACTTAGGGCAGATTAGCAGACTTGACAAAATGATAAAAAACAAATTAGCAGAGATATACCAGTTAAAATCTATGGCGTGCAGCGTTTCCGTATCAAGTGATTGTGACAGGGTACAATCTTCACATGAGATGGACAGGCTAGGTTCAACTGTTGCGAAAATAGTTGATTTGGAACAGGAAACGGATAAATTAGTGGATGATTTTCTTGCAAAGAGAAAACATATAGTAGGACAGATAGATGAAATTAAAAACAGTGACTACTATCAGATTTTATCTTTACGATATGTTCACAGCGAAACCTTTGATGGAATTGCGAATAAAACACATTGGAGCATACGGAAAGTGTTTTCGCTTCATGGAGAAGCCTTGTTAGAGTTTGAAAGGCTTTACGGAAGACAATATTTGTAAAACGTGCATGGTTTTGCATAATTTTGCATAGTTTTGCAGATTGCTGCATGGTACATCATGTGATAGTATTAGACTAGATAAAAAGCCAAAAGTTCCCATTGGTTTTTTTTGAAAAACATTACAATATCCTTTCTAATGAGAGAGAACGGTGTCTTTTATAGATGCCGTTTTTCTTTTGCGTAAAGAAATGAGGTTTATATGAGCGAACCGAAAACAATATATTGTCCGAGGTGTGGAAGAAAAGTATTTGCCTATGACGGAAAAGCGACAATGATTATAGGCGTGAATTGTAAAAAATGCAGAAAGCGTGTTGTTTACAATCCAATAAGCGACAAGACGAAATTGTGTAAAATACCGGAGCGAAACACGAGTTCCGGGAAATGTTATTGTTAGGAGTATGAGAGTATGGACGTAGCAGGAAGAGAAATGATATTCACCGATTATGACGAGGTGACAAAAGAAAATATCCTTGACATAATAGATACTGCGTTTCCGATTCATATGAGAAATGTTAGTGAGGAAATATTTCTTTTTGATTATTTGGCAGGAAAACAGCCGATTAAAAGCAGAAAAAAGGAAATCAGACCGGAGATTAACGAGAAAGTCACAATCAACCTAGCAAGCAGAGTTAAGAATTTCAAAGTCGGATATGAGTACAGCAGTCCTATTACATATATACAGGCTGGAGAGGTACAGGCACTTAAAGGGAAACTTGCTAAAATCATAAACAAGATTTTCAATAAAGATGAGAGTATCAAAGACGATTATCGTATCACGGCATTAAATGAAATGTTAAGAGAGCAAAACAAGGCATCCAAAGATGTGCTGCTTGCGGATAGTTTTAAGTCATGCGGACTGGGATATAGACTGACACTTCCAAACGAAAATGAGAATGAACTTTCTCTTTTCAAAATGACAATTCTTAACCCGACGATGGCTTTTGTAGTTTATAAAAATGACGCTTTCAGAGAGCCGATGTTAGGTGTTTCGTATAGCATACTGAAAAATGGCACAATAAAGATAGGTGCATGGAGTAAAAAGAATTACTTCGAGATTATCCGTGGTGTAGGACTTAATGCAAAAAGCGAACCTAATTTTGCAATGACACCTTGGGTATATGGCGAAATACCAGTCGTAGAATATGCGAATGAAAGAAACATACAAGGCAGAAGTTTTGCTTGTTTCGAGAACGTTATCCCGATTTTTGATGAACTGAACGTAGTCAATTCAGATAGAGCAAATGACATATCGCAGTTTGTTCAGTCGCTTTTGTGGTTTCATAACTGTGATATTGACGATGAGGGAAAACAGAAACTTGTAGATGGTAACGGATTGATTGTTACAAAATCAACTGGCGACGGAAGAGACGCAAAGATTACATATCTGACGCAGACTCTCAACCAGTCCGAGATACAGTCATATGTTGATTATCTGAAAGAGGAATCACAGGAAATAAGCGGTGTTCCCATGTTTGGAATATCAACAGGCGGTTCAACAGGAAGTGCTACAAGCATGAGCAACGGATATTCAGAAGCAGATACAAGGGCGCAGACAAGTGAGCAGGAATTTGACCTAGCTGAAATGCGTTCAATAAAGGTTATGTTGGCAATCGCACGACATGATAAAAACAAAGATGACGCAGACATAGGCAGTTTAAGAGCGTCAGACGTAGGAATCAAACACTCAAGGAATAAGACATATGACCTTGCTACAAAGGTAAATGCATGGGCTACAATGATAGACAGAGGTGCAGATTTGCTTCACGCAACCACAATAGCCGGATTTGCTACAGACCCACAGCAGTTTACAGTTGACAGTAAAGAGATGGTAGAGAAAATACGTGGAGATAAACAAAACAAAGACACAAGTCAAAATGCGGATGGTCAAATATCTGCGCCGGACAGCAGTAAAATCATGCAGGACGCAAGCGACCAACCGCAGAGAAGTCCTTACGGCGAAATAAATTAGTTGTTAAGAGAGGTATCAAGTATATCTCTCTTTTTTATATGCGCTAGAGAAAGCGCAATACAAATATCGCAGAAGTCAGAGAAAGACTTAAACGAGCAAATTTCAAGACAAGAAAAGAAAACAGAAAGCAGAGGTAACGATTATGGATTGGAAAACTTTACTTGGGAATGCCTATGTAGATGGCATGACAGAAGAAGAAGCAATGGCAAAGTTTAATGAACTTTACATGACTAGAGCAGACCATGAAAAAGAAAGTAACGTATTGCAGAACAAGGTTGACACCCTTTCTTCACAGGTGGCAGAAAACAAACGCAAAGAGCGTGAACGTATGTCAGAAGAAGAAAGACTGAAAGCTGACCAACAGTCTCAATGGGATTCTTTGATTGCTGAAAATGAGGAATTGAAGAAAAACAGTCAGATTAGAGATGTGGCAGACCAGTACAAAGAAAGAGGATTTGACAAAGAATTTGCACTTGAAACGGCAACGGCACTTCTTAATGGAGATACAGCAACCGTATTGTCAAATGAGAAAATTTTCTCTGACAAACAGACGGCTGCACTGCGTTCTTCATGGGAAAAAGAATATAACGTCAATCCTCCGGCAGGAAACGGAACAGGTAAAGTTGACTACTCCGCACAGATAGCAGAAGCGCAAGCAAACGGAGATATGGTTGCTATGGCAAGCCTTATCCGTCAGCAGAATGAATCAAATAACTAAAACTATGAAAGAAAGAGGTAATGAATTATGGCAGACCAGTACGCAACTAGTGGTTCGGTTTTGAACTACAGCGGAATGTTATTTAACAAAGGAAATGTAAAGACACCATTTTCAACGATTATCGGTGGAAGAAGAAAGTACACAAGCAGCACAGAGTTTGTGACAGGGCAGGAATATGAAACGGCAACAGGAACACAGCCGGAGATTTCTGAAAGCCAGTCTTTGACTGCACCAGATTCAAGTGTTGTTACGAGAGAGCAGAAAACTAACGTAACGCAGATTTATCAGGAATCGGTTGGTATTTCCTACGGAAAAATGTCAAACATGGGTTCGTTGAGCGGTATCAATATCGCAGGGCAGACGGCTAACCCAATCAATGAGGAAGATTTTCAAGTCGCTGCAAAGATGGCAAAAATCGCACAGGATATTGAGTACACCTTTATCAATGGCGAGTATCAGAAGTCTACCGGAGATGCAGTTGCGAACAAGTCGAGAGGTTTGCTGAATGCGATTACATCTAACGTGATTGCAGCAGACGGAAAACAGTTGACATTTTTGCTTGTATGCGAACTTATGAAACTGATTGATGATTCAAATGGTGCAGTTGACAGCCTTGTTCTTGGTGTTGACAGCACGAGCAGATTGCAGTTGAATGCAGACGCAGCCGTAAATGGACTTACCATTGTGGAGGGCGGTCGTACAATCAATGGAATTAACATTGATACGGTACTTACTCCGCTTGGAGCAATCGGCATTCGTACATTAAAATATCTTCCGGCAGGAACAGTAACGGCATTTGACCCTACGGTAATGGCTCCGGTTGAGCAGATGGTACCGGGCAAAGGAAACTTCTTCATTGAAGAGTTGGCAAAAACTGGCGCAGGAACGAAAAAACAGATTTTTGGTCAGATGGGTCTTGACCACGGACCGGAATGGTATGCAGGAAAGATTACCGGACTTTCGACAGAAATTCCTACAGAAATTGTTCGCAAGGTACAGATGGTAGGAACTGGCGCATAAGGAGTGATTGAATGAGTTACAAGGTAATTTCATTCTTTACGGACTTACAAGATTTAAGTTATCCATATAACCCGGGGGATAAATACCCTCGGGATGGGATGACGGTCAGTAAAGATAGGATTGCTGAATTGTTAGGAAAAAATAACAGACAAGGAAAAGCACTTATCAAAGAGATTAAAGAGAATGACAAACAATCCGTTGCTGAAGAAACAAAAGAGCCGGATGGAACGGATGAAGTAAAATATACAAAAACAGACATCAACCGTTTGTCCACAGCAGAACTGAAAGACCTTGCCACAAAAGAGGGTCTTTCTGACGTGGAGAACAAGAGCGGTGCAGATTTAAAAAAAGAACTGATTGAGCATTACGGACTGTAAGGGAAAGGAAGTGAGAGTATGGATGAAACGACAGTAGACAGCAGTGACTTGACGGAAACCGAAACGGAAGTTGACGCAGATTTGAAAGAATCAGAAACGGAAGAAGTTGACGTGGAAATGTCATTGACCTTAGAACAGGAACTTGTCGCAGATTTGACAGATGAACTGTCAGAGGATGAACTTTTTAACGAAAAACTCCTACTCTCAAAAATACGAAACGCAATCAGAGAAGTAAAGAGGGCGAGAAGTTATCCAACCAGTTATACGGATGACATGATTGACAGCGACTTGTATGATTATTACTCCAACATACGAAACCTAGCGTTGTACGACTACAACATGGTCGGGATGGAATTT